GCTGGGGCTGCTGGGCGTGGCGGCGGCGGGCGTGTCGTCTGGCCTGGCGGTCCTCAGCGGCGCCTTCGCGCTGCTGGCCTCGCCCATCGGTCTCGCGGTGGCCGGCGCCGTGCTGTTCACCGCAGCGGCGGCCAAGATCATCGCCAGCTGGGGGCAGATCGTGCCGTATCTGCGCGGCTGGGGGCAGCAGATGCAGCAGGTACTGGAAGGCTTCAGCCTTTGGCTGGATGGCTGGACCCGCCGCATCGGCGACGCGACGGTCGGCGCCATCCGCGATGCCTGGGGCGGACTCGGCACCTGGTTCGATGGCCTGCTATCCGGCATCGGCGCGCGGTTCGACGCGCTGATCGCCCGCGTCACCGGCGCGCTGGACCGGCTGAAATCCTTGCTGCCGTCCATCCCGTCGGCGCCCGGCCTGCCGGCGGCACCTGGTGCGTCCACCGCGCCTGCCGCGCCGCGGCGTGACGGCAAGATGGGCCCGGGTGGTTTTTACGGCCCGGCCAGCTTTCAGCAGGGGCAGGCGCCGGTCACTGGCCGCATCGTGGTGGAAGCCGCGCCTGGAACCCGCGTTCGCACCGCCGATGCCGCCGGCGTGGTGCTGGCGCCGATCAACCGCGGCCTGATGCTGGGGACCGCCTGATGCCTGCCTGGGAAAGCCTGCTGGACAGCATTTTCCCCGCCAGCTTCCGTGGCGTTCCGTTCTGGGTGCAAGAAACCCAGCGCGAGACCGGGCGCCGCGTCGAACGCTTCTTCTTCCCCGGGAGCGACGCATCCGGTTGGGAAGACCTTGGCCTGCTGCGGGGTGGGATCACCTGCCAGGGGATCGTGATCGGCGATGACTGGATCGGCCAGCTGCAAGACCTGGAAGCCGCGTTCGCGGAGCCTGGCCCGGGCACTCTGGTCCACCCGCGCGTGGGCACGCTGCAGGTGGTGCTGGCGGAGCCGGCGACCACGTCAATCACCGAGGCCGAGCTGCGGGTCGGGCGCTTCACGGCGATTTTCGTCCCCTATGATCCGCCCGAGCCACCGCTGCTGGACCCCCTGTCCCAGGCGCTGGCCGCGGTGCGGGGCGTGCGCAACCAGGTCACCGCATATCTTGGCCAGGTGCTGGCGCCGGTGCGGCTGACCGTCGCCGCCATCACTGCCTTCGCAAGCTTTGGCGCGCAGGTCGGCAGCATCCTTGGCACGCTGGTCGCCACCGCACGCGGCGGCACCGGGCTGCTGCCGGTGCTGGCGGCACCTATTCGGAACCTGGGTTCCATCGGCAGCCTGCCGGCGACGCTGGCTTTTGCGCCGGGCGTGGTGGTGGCGCTAGCCGGGGGCGGCAATGCCATCGCCCTGGCGGCGGTGCGGCCGCCGGCGGCAGCGATCGGCGTGCCGGCGGACAGCACCGCGTTGATTGACACCCGCGCCGCCGGGCAGCTGCTGCTGGCAATGGCCGCTGCGATGCCCGAATCCCCTGCCGCCGGGGCGGTCGCCGCCCGGGCGCTGACGCTGGCGAGTGCGGCGGCGGTGATCACCAGCATCCCGTTCGAATCGCAGCAGGAAGCACAGGGCTGGCTGGGCAGCCTGGATGCGGCCATTGCATCGGCCATGCGCGCCACCGTGCTGGCGGGGCCGGAGGCGGGCCAGGTGTGGCAGGCGCTGGCAACGCTGCGGGCGGCAGTGGCGCGGGATCTGCAATCCCTGCTGGGACGGCTGCCGGCCGTGGTGGTGCTGACCGTGCCGGGCCCGACGCAGGCCTGGGCGGTGGCGACGCATCTGGCCGGCGATAACCCGGCCGCCATCGTCGGCGTGTATCGTGACCTGGTCGCGCGCAACCGGCTGCGGCATCCGGCGGTGATCGCTGGTGGAACCGGCCTGGAACGGCTGGCGTCGTGACGCAGCAGGACCGCTGCGCTGTCATCGTCGCCGGCATAACCGTGGCCGCCTGGACCGAGATTGAGATCACCCGCGACCTGTCGGAGCTGAGCGGCAGCTTCACGCTGCGGGGCCTGGACTTCGTTCGGCTGGCGGCGGCGCTGGGGCAGCCGCAGGCCGCGCCGGCCGCCGTGCTGCAGGCCGGCGATGCCGTGCAGATCAGCCTGGATGGGGATCTAGTGCTGGACGGGTATGTGGACCGCGTATCCCTGCGCGCCGATGTCGGCGGGCTGACAATTGAGCTGACCGGGCGTGACAAGGCCGGGGACCTGGTGGATTGCGCCGCCGCGCCAGATGGCCCGGTGGAGTACCGATCCCAGACCCTGACGCAGATCGCTGATGCCCTCGCGCGGCCGTTTGGGCTGACCGTGACGGCGGACGCCGATGTCGGGCCGCCCCTGGCGCTGTTCGGGTTGGATGCCAGCGAGACCGCCGCAGCCGCACTGGCCCGCGCGGCCAGGCAGCGCGGGCTGCTGGTGGTCAGCGACGGTGTTGGCGGGCTGCGGCTGACGTCTGGCGGGCAGGGCGAGATCCCGGCGGCGGCTGCGCTGCGGTTCGGGCAGAACATCCTGCTGGTTGACGCGTTGCTCAGCTGGGAAGAGCGCTACTCCGCCATTTGGGTGAAGGGGCAGTCGGCCGCGGCGTGGATGGCCTATGACGGGGTGGAGCCGATTGGCCCGGATGCAGCGCCAGGCATCACCGCGCCGATCGCCGCGACACCGGATGCGGCTGCCACCCGCACGGCCCGGTCCCGCGTGGCGCTGGGCGCGCAGGCGGAGGACCCGGAGATCACCCGCTATCGGCCGCGGGTCCTGCTTTCTGAAACGCAGGCCGGCGGCGCCACGGCCGCGACGCAAGCGGCCTGGGCGGTGCGCGTGGCGCGCAGTGCCGGACGAACCGCCAGTTATACGGTGGCCGATTGGCGGGCCGGCGCGGTGCGGGAGCTGTGGCGGCCGAACACCATCGTGACCGTGGACGATCCCTACACCGGCCTGACCGAGGAGATGTTGCTGGCCGGCCTGACCTATCAGTGGACCGAGGCCGGCGCGCGGACCTGCCTGCGGGTGATCGGCCGGCACGCGCTGGACCTGGTGGCGGAAACCGAGGCGCCGCGCCCGCAGCTGACCGGCCGCGCCGCGCCAAGGCGGGCGCCGGTGGTACGCGGCGGCGCATCCCCGCGGGTGCTGGACGGCACCGCCTATCCTCTCACCGCCGGATAAGAGGGTTTTTAGCGATGCCTCAGACGTCTTTCGCGATCCGTGGCGTGGTGCTGGCGGTGAACGATTCCGGCGCGGTGCAGACCGTGGATGTCGAAACGCACCCCGGCGTGGTGCGCAGCCAGGTGCCGGTGCTGGCGCCCTATGGGTTTTCCGCCGTTCCCGCCGCCGGCAGCGTGGTGATCCTGCTGCCGATGGGCGGCGATGCCGGGGACCTGGTGGCGATGCCGGCCAGCCTGCCCGGCGGGCGCCAGGGCAGCGGCGCGTCCGGCGAAGTGGCGTTGGCCGATGCCCAGGGCAACCGGGTGATCATCCGCGCGGGCGGCATCGTCGAAGTGCACGCCGGCACGAAAATCAAGCTGGTGGCGCCAGTGGTCGAGATCACGGGCGACGTCACGGTCACCGGCACGCTGACCGCGCAGACGGTGCAGGACGCGACCGGGTCCATGGCCACGATCCGCACGCAATTCAACGCGCACCGGCACGGCACCGGCCCGGGCCCGACCCCGCCGATGACCTGACGCCCGCGGCTGCGGGCATAGAGGCGCACTCCCGCGCGCGCCAAGATGCGCGCGATGCCGACCGATATCGCGCTTGCCTGGGATGCCAGCAGCCGCCGCTTCGACGTGGCGGTGCGCGCCGGCGATCTCGTCCTGGATGCCGCGCCGCTGACGCCGATGGCGCTGGCCGTGTTGCAGGACCGCCGCGCCCGGCCCGACGATACCCTGCCCGCCGAAGCGATGGACCCGGCCGCGCCGCCATCCCTGCGGCTGCGGCGCGGGACGGCGCTGGATGCGGTGACGGTGACGCCGGCCGGGTCCCGGCTGTGGCTGCTGCAGCGGGCCAAGGCCAGCGAGGGCACCCGGCTGCTGGCAATCGAAGCCGCGCGGGATTCGCTGGCCGATATCGGCGCGACCTATGCGCGCACCGTGACAGTCGAGGCCGCCTACGGCCCGGCGGACCGGCTGAACCTGACCTGCCGCCTGGGCGAGAGCGCGCTGACCGTGCAGCGGGGGATGGCGTAATGCCCTGGCCGATCCCGACGCCGGAAGACCTGACCAGCCGCGTGGCCGGTGGGCTGGAAGCGGCAATCCCGGGGCTTTCGGCGCGAAGCGGCAACAGCATTGCCGGCATTCTGGCCGGCGTCCAGGCCCTGGGCTTGCAGGATGTGTGGCTGTACCTGGGCTTCTTGGCTGCCGAGATGTTCCCGACCACGGCCGCCGATGTCGCCCGCCACGGTGCGATATGGGGCGTGGCGCAGCGCCTGGCTTCGCCTGCGGTGGGGCAGGTGCTGCTGGCTGGCGTGACGGGCGTGGCGGTGCCGGCGGGCACGTCGCTGTCCGGACCCGGCGGCGCGGTGTATCTGACGCAGGCGGCGATCACCTTGGCCGGTGGCGGGCTGGATCTGGTGGCGGTGGCCGCGGTGGTGGCCGGCACCGGCGGCAATCTGGCCGCGGGTGCGACACTGGTGCCGACCGTGCCGCTGGCCGGGCTGAGCGGGGCCAGCGTGGCCACGGGCGGCCTGGTGGGCACGGCGGATGAGACCCTGGAAAGCTGCCGGGCGCGCATCCTGGCGCGCATCCAGATCGGTCCCGATTACGGGCAGGCGGGCAGCTATGCCCGCGCGGCGCGCGGCGCTGGCGCCGCCTATGCCGCGGAACGGCCAGGCTGGCTGGGCGCCGGGACGGTCGGCGTGGTGGTGGCGATGGCCGGGCCGGCGGTGCCGAACGCGGCGCAGTTGGCCGCCGTGCAGACCGCCCTGGATGCGATGCGACCGATCTGCGCGGGCCTTACTGCGGTTGCCGCCAGCCTGCTGCCGGTGGCCGTCACGGTGCACCTGGTGCCCGATACCGCAGCAACCCGCGCGGCGGTGCAGACCGCCCTTGTTGCCTTCTTCCAGAACGAGGCCGCGATCGGCGGCACGCTGTACCGCAGCCGCATTGAGGAGGCCATCAGCAGCGCCAGCGGCGAATATGCCCATGGCCTGACCGTGCCGGCCGGGGACGTGACACTGACCGCCGCGCAGATGGCGACCCTCGGCGCCGTGAGTTTCGTCTGATGGCTCGCGCCCCCGCCGCCGTCCTGGATGCGCTGCTGGCCCTGCCCGCTGGGGGCGAAGCCTTGCCGATGGTGCCGGGGACCCGTTTCGCCGGGCTGCTGGCGGGCGTGGCGGGCGAGCTATCGCGCATCGAGGCCAGTGGCGAAAGCCTGCTCGTGGAATCAGACCCGCGCGCGGCCGACGCGCTGCTGCCGGAATGGGAAGCCATGGCCGGCCTGCCCGACCCCTGCGCGCCGGCCTTTGCGCTGGACGGCACCCCGCTTCTGACCGTGCCGCAGCGCCGCGCGCTGGTGGTGCAGCGGGTGACAGCGCGCTTTGCCGCGCGGCCTGCGGATTTCGTGGCGCTGGCCGCTTCGATGGGTGTGCCCGTGACAATCGCCGAGGGCCGCGAGACCACCTGCGAGATGAGCTGCGAGACGCCGGCCTGCGGCGAAGATTGGCGGTTTGCGTTCACGGTCCAGGCGCCGGCCGTCACCGTGGCGGATGCCACCTGCGAGGATGATTGTGAAACCCCGCTGCGGGTCTGGGGCAACGCCACGCTGGAATGCGTGATCCGCCGCGCCGCGCCGGCGCACCTGATCCCCATCTTCGCATACGGAGCCTGATATGCAGCGCGTCACGCGACCAAGCCGCTACACCAGCCTGCCCAGTCCGCCGGCCTTGCCCAGTTCGCCCGGCTATTTCGGCGGCGGCAATCCCGCCAGCGGCGTGCCGGCGACGGTGCCGGGCTACGAATGGTTCAACGGCGTTCAGGAAGAGCTGATCAACCTGATCTTGGCCGGCAACCAAACGCCGTCTGCCAGCAATAATTCGCAGCTGGTGGCTGCGTTGGCCAACCTGTTCCCCGGGATGATGAACGGCAGCTATCGCAGCCTGGGCAGCACGGGCTTCATGGTGTTGCCCGCTGGCCTGGCGCTGCAATGGGGCACCTTTTCTGGCAGCCCTACTTCATTTGACGGCTTCGGTTACGAGAAGACGGACATCGCCGTCACCTTCCCGATCGCGTTCAACAACGGGTGCTTCGTTGTGCAAGCGACGCCGCTTGATGTCGCCGGCGCCGGCTACGAAGGCGCATGGGCGTCCGGTCTGTACGCGGGCGGCTTCCAGGGCTGCGTTCGGGGCAAGAATTCAGGAACGACAGTGACCGCGATGTTCCTGGCCGTGGGGGCGTGAGCATGATCTTACATTCCGGATCGACCCGTAGTTTCTATCGCCGCGACGTGCACGGCACCGCCATCCCGGCCGATGCTGTGGAGGTTTCGGCGGAGCGGTACGCCGAGCTGATGCAGGCGCAGGCCGCCGGGCAGGAGATCGTGCCAGGGCCTGACGGCCCGGTGGCGCAGGCCCCGGCGGCGGCGCCGGTTTTAGTGGAAAGTGTGCGGAGAAAACGCGATGCCCTGCTGGCCGCCAGCGACTGGACGCAGCTGCCGGATGCCCCGCTGACGGACGGCCAGCGTTCGGCGTGGCGCGCATACCGCCAGGCGCTGCGGGCGTTGCCTGCGTCCCCCGGTTGGCCGGACGTGGCCTTTCCAGCGGCGCCCGGCTGATGGTGACGCCGGTCGCCATCGATCTCAGCTTCTGGCCGGACCTTGGCGCCCGGCGGCCGGCGGTGCTGGTGGGCCAGACTATCCGCATGCACGCGGGCTTCCGCACCGAAGCCGGCGCGCTGGTCCAGCCGACCGGGCTGGTGGTGACGGTCAAGCGGCCGGACAACGTGGTCATCACCTGGCCGGCGGGGCAGGTGATCCTCGACGCGGACGGCCGGTATTCGGTGGACCTCACCGCTGATGTGCCGGGCATCTGGGGCGTGCAGTGGCGCTGCGCCGGCCCGGCCGAGGCGGTGCGAGAGCGGCAATTTGTGGCGCAGCCCCAGCAAGTGGCGCCGGGCGATCCCGGGCCGGTGCTGGTGATGGACGATCTGGGTCCGGTGCTGGGGCCAACCGGCGGCCCGTTCACCGGGCGGCGCGTCAGTTACCTGCCCGTGGTCACAACCTCGGCCGGGTTGACGCTGATCGGAGTTCAGGCGGGCGGTCTGGTAAGTGTGCCATTTGCAACGCTGCAATCGCTGCTGGGCGGCGGAGGCAGCGTTTCCATTACGTCGAATCTGCTGCTGGCCGGAGGCGGCCGGTTGGTCCTGGCCGGCGGCGGCAACCTGCAACTGGTGGGGTAAATCATGGCTGATACGACACTGATCAACCTGCCCGCGGCTGGCACGCTGACCGGCCCCGAACTGGTCTATGCCGTGACACCGGCGGCCGGCACGCAGCCTGCCGCTGACGTCAAGATGACGCTGGACCAGCTGGCGGTATTCATGGGCGGCAAGATCGGGTCCGCCTGGACAACCGGCGCGGGCACGGCTGCGCTGGTGGCGGGCTACGGCAAGAATGGCGATTTCTTCCTCGACGGATCTACCGGCAACGTCTGGACTAAGGCAGCCGGCGCCTGGGTGAACACGGGAACAAACATCAAGGGCGCGACTGGGCCAGCGGGACCCACGGGAGCAACCGGGCCAACCGGCGCAACCGGTCCGGCCGGGCCGGCAGGTTCGGCAGGTTCGGCAGGTCCGGCAGGAGCCACCGGCGCAACCGGCGCAACCGGTCCGGCTGGACCAACCGGCCCGGCCGGCACATCTCCCGCCACCATCTCGGGTGAAACCCTCGCGCTGGGCGTGTTCGCCGGCGCGGCGAGGGTTCCCGGCCTTGATGCGGCTGGCAATCCCAAGGCATTCAATAGTGCGGCCTTTTTCACCTGGCTCAGCGCCGTGGGGCCTGCCGTGCCGCGGCCGCAGGTAAACGTCTCGGGCAATGTGGTGCTGGATCAATCCGTCCACGCCGGCGCGCTGCTGGTGGCCACCGCAAGCTGCACCATCAAGCCGCCGACGGTTGCTGGCAATTTCCCCGCCGGCACGGTGTGCCGGGTGCTGGCTGGCGCCGGCACGGTGACGTTCGACGCGGCGATCGCTGGCGGCCTAGCGCCGCTGGCGGTGGGCCAGATGGCCGAGGTTAACTGCTATACGGTCAGCGGCAGCCCCGTCATTCTCGCAACCGGCATGGGCTCAGTCTCGACGACGCCGGCTATTTCCATCACGCCGCTGGCGTCGGTGCCCTTTGTTGCTTCGGGCGGCAGCACGGTCACTGTCACCCTAGCTGGCACCTTCAGCAACTTCTCTGCGGCGCCGACCAGCCTGCAATACTCGCTGGATAACGGCACCACCTGGAGCACAGCGACCGGCGTCACGCTTTCGGCCGCCGCGTTCAGCGGGCTGGCGATTGCGGGGCTGAACGCTGGGGCCAAGTCGGTGAAGGTGCGCGATTCTGCTCTGACCGCGACCTCGGGCACCTATTCCTTCAATGTCGCGGGCGTCGCGATTGCAAGCGTGCCGACTGCAGGCTGGACGGCAAGCACAGCCAAGGTTTTGACCGACGCGACGGCCACGCTGGCGGGGATCACCACGGCTTACGCTGTCCTGCACGATGGATCGGCCGATGTCGGCACCCGGCAGGCGTTTACCAGCGCGGCAGAGTTTGCCGCGCTGTCCTTTACCCCGGCTGCGGCCAACACCACCACCACGGTGCGGGTGTACAACGCGCCGACGGGCGGCAACCTGCTGGCGCAGACTGCAGCCTTCACCGTGGCCGCGGCGGCCACGCCGGCGACGCTGGCGCGGACTAACAACGCCACTGCTGTAGTCGGTCCCTACACCTTCAAATATTCTACCTTCGGCGGCAGCGATTTGGCGGGCACTGTTGCCGGCGCGAACGGCTACGTGGGCGGGTTTAACGTCTATCTGACGACCGGGACCGGCACTGCGGGCGGCAACGACCCGAGCGGTCAGGACCCTCGATCGAACGTTCCAGCCTGGAGCGGCCAGGCGCCCGCACTGCGCTGGGTTTCTGCTGTGGGCCAGACAACCGGCGGTTCGGCGTGTAATGCCCCGTCAGCAAATAGTAGTGGCGGCTTGGCCGGCCAGGTGCCGGGCGCTTATTTGTGGAGCGCCTACACCACAATGCCGGCGGCCGGGACGTATTATCTGCGGATCACCACGCCGGACGGCTACATCGCCTATCAGGGCCCTTACACCTTAGCATAAAGGGGGCACCTATGGCACTCGTAACACTCGGCGGAAAAGCCCTGCTACTGGCTGGCGCTGCGCTGACCTATGGCGCCGGCGGCAGCAGCACGCCAACCGTCGCCGGCACGCTGAACGTTGTGGCCGGCACTCTGCAGGCCTGGGACCCGACCGTACCGGGCAATGTCCTGGCCTGGAACGCTGCGGCCAGCGACAAGATAGGCGCGCCCTTGACCAGTTGGGCCGATGGATCGGCTGCCGCAATCGCCGCTGGGGTAACAGACGGCACCAGGCTGAAATCGGTTACTCAGGTGACCAGTTACGCCGGCGTGAATGCCGCGATCGCGGTGCCGACCGAAGCCAGAGCGCGGCCTCGCGTCAATGGCGCGATTGCGGCCCTCGGCGGCAAGCCCGGGTCCGGCAACACGGACGCCAGCACGACCAGCCCGTCTGGTTTGTGGCCGCAGCTGGACCCAAATCAGTGCTGGGTTACGGAAGCGCCGATCACCCTGGCCGCCTCCCAGCCGTGGGCGATCGCGCTGGCCTACGCTCGCCCGCACGTAAGGATGCGCGACGGCAGCCTGAACACTATCTGGGGCGACGCCACCCTGGTCGGGTTCGGTACTCTCAGCGCCTACAGCGCTTTGTTGACCGTCACGTCGGACATGCCGGCCACCGCAAGCGGCGCGGGGACGAGCGTGCTGAAATGCCTGGGGACGACGCTGAAAAGCGGTCTGTACCCGTCGTACTGGGGCACGGCGCTGCTGGTGAACGTCCCTGGAGCGGGCATCACGGCTTACGTCGATGGCAGCAGCACCCCCGCGGCGACGGGAATTGCCCTGCCGGGCACCTGGCCAACGACTGCCGCGCCGCTATCGGCGCTGGGCGCGTGCAGTCCGTCGAATGGCGGGCAGTGCTACCTGCACGAAATGTCTGTGATTGGCCCAGTTGCCTCGGCCTCGACGATTTCTGCGGATCAAATCACCAGTGCGCTGACAGCCTTGGCTCGGTACCGGACCGGCAAGGCGCCCACTGTCATGTTCACCCATATGGGTCAGAGCAACGCAGGCAACCTTACCGCGTCCGGGTCCTTGCCGCTTGCCCGCGCGCTGATCGCATATCAGACCGGCGCGCTGGCGTGCGACTTCGTGAAACCTCCCTATTACGCGGTCGCAGCAGGGCGCCAGCTATACGGGAATGACAACGGCGGAGTTCCTGACAACACCAGCTATCTGCGTCGCACCACGGTGGCGACCGGCGCCGCGATCACCGATCCCGCGCTGTACGAGGCGGGCGACACGCTGAATTCGTTGCTGATCACGCTGGACGCGCTACCACCCTATTTGAAGGGCTGTCTGGCTGGCATCTACGCTTATTACGGCGAGGCGGCATCTACATCGACCGAGGGCACCGGCACACCATATGATCTGCTGGATCGGAACGTCGGGGCCTGGAAGAACTTCGCTGGCAAGATCCGTGCGTGGCAGCTGACGAAGAACGGGGTGACGGAAACCCCCGCCAGCCTGCCGATTTTATTCGCGGAAATGGCCAGCTACGGCGTCGCCTATCCTTCGGGCGCGCAGATGGTGGCCGAAGCGTACTACCGGGCAGCGGCGGACGGCGCGGGCTTTGTGCCGGTGCTGGCTTCCATGATGGACGTGCAGGACGACGGCACCGCGCACATTCCTGCGGCCAGCCTGCAGACACTGACGCTGCGGGCAGCGTCGGCCATTTCTCGTGCGGTGCTGGCTGGCGGCAAGGGTGATGCAACCGTAACTATGCCCAGCGGCGCCGGCGGCTGGGGCCGGCTTGGCCCGCAGATCACCGAAGCGGTCTGGGAGCCGGCCACCAAATCGGTGCTGGTCACCGTCACCCATGATGCCGGCACGGATCTGACTCTTTCGACGGCGGCGGCCAGCCAGGGGATGGGGTTCACTTTACGGCCCAACTGGTCGAGCGCAAATTCGCGCGGTGCCATCTATTACGCGACATCGGCCACAAAGGTCGCGGCCAACCAAATCCGGGTGTATTTCGCCGGCACCGGGGCTGCCGCGCTGCCGCTGCCGCTGACGGCCAGCGCGCGGCTGTTTTATGGCGAACAAGGCGTGAAATACACGCTCGATGCCGCTTACGCGCCGACCAATCAGGTCCAGAACTCCGGCGCGTTCGAGGGGCGGTTCGGACCTGGAAACGCGATTTACGACAATGCCGGCGCCAATCTGCCGGGTGGGTTCAACCCGGTGGCGGATCTGGGGCCCGTCTACGGCGTCAACTACGCGCTGCGCTGGACGCCTGCCGGGGTGCCGGTGACGGTGACGTGATCCAGGCCGCCCCCGCCCCGACCACCGAGACCACCGCGACGATAGGAGGCTGAGATGCTTGCCTTGCTGCTGCCCGCCCTGGCGCCCATTTTGGAGCGCTTGTGTTCCCTGATCCCCGACCCGGAGGCCCGGGCCAAGGCCGCCGCCGAAGCGCAGGGCCAGCTGATGGCCGCCTTGCAAGCGTCCGATGCTGCGCAGATGGGCGCCAACCAGGCCGAGGCGGCCAATGCCTCGCTGTTCGTTGCGGGCTGGCGCCCGGCCGTGGGCTGGGTTTGCGCTGCCGCCCTGGGCTATCAATATCTGGCCGTGCCGCTGATTTCCTGGGCCTTTGCCGCCAAAGGGCTGAAGCTGCCGCCGCTGCCGGCGCTGGATGGCAGCCTGTGGGAGCTGATGACCGGCATGCTGGGCCTGGGCGTGCTGCGAAGCTTCGAGAAGGCGCGCGGCGTGGCGACCGAGAGCCTGAAACCCTACAGCCGGGGGCGATAGCATGGGCGCCGCGCGATCCCTGCCCGGCGCCGCGCCCGCTTCGGGTTTCGATGCCTGCATCCCCCTTATTCTGGCCGCTGAGGGTGGTTTTGTGAACGACCCCCGGGACCCCGGCGGCGCGACGAATCGCGGCATTACCGCCAGGACGCTGGCCGCTTGGCGCCATGAGCCGGTCACCACGGACGATGTCCGCCAGTTGGGCGAAGGCGAAGCCAGGGCCATCTATCGCGCGAACTACTGGAACCCTCTGCGCGCCGATGAGCTGCCCCGCGGAGTGGACCTTGTCGTCTTCGATTTTGGCGTGAATGCCGGCCCGGCGCGGGCCGCGCGGCTGCTACAGACGGCGATCGGCGCTTTCCCGGACGGTGCGATCGGCCCGGCGACCCTGGCCCGGCTGCGTGGCGTGAACGATATCGAGGCCTTGATCCGCCGCCTGGGGGCGCTGCGAGAGGGGTATTACCGCAGCCTGGACACCTTCCGGCACTTTGGCCCGGGGTGGCTGAAACGGGTCGGGGAGATCACGCGGCGGGCGCTGGCGATGGCGCGTTAGACCTGTTCCATCGGGCGCTTAGTCGGGTCTTAAACGGCTGCTGAGAGAGGCGAAACGGACGTCGTTTTATTCAAAAAGGCGATGTCAGAAATTCAAAAAGGCTTTGTCCGGCTACACTGGATGCGGACGGATGCACAGTTTCAAGGAGCGGCGGGCGGGGCGGCCCGGGCGGGCAGTTTAGCGGCACGGGCCGCGCGCGGTCAAGAAAATATACCTATAACTTTCCCACTTGGCCGGCGCCG